AGGATATGTCACCGCCTACCAAAGAACTTATGAAACTGACACTTGAACAAAAAATAGCGCATGGCGGTCACCCGGTCTTGCGGTGGATGATGGATAATATATACATCCGCACTGACCCTGCGGGTAATATAAAGCCTGATAAAGAAAAATCGACAGAAAAAATAGACGGTGCGGTTGCAACTATTATGGCACTTGACAGAGCGATACGAAATGGTGCAAATATAGGTGGCAGCGTTTATGATGGGCGTGGTCTTTTCATTATTTAGTCACGGGAGGTGAAAGCTTGAAATGGTTTAATAAAAATAAGAAAGTACAAAATGATATGCAGCAGCGATATCATGACTTCGCAAAAGGTGAGGATATTGACGGCGGTCTTTCATTATCTGGGCTATATGTATCAGAGGAAAACTCTATAACGGTCAGCGGTGTGTTCGCCTGCGTCCGTGTAATTGCCGAGGATATGGCAAGCCTGCCCCTGCCGCTATACAAGCGCCTTCCCCGCGGCAAGGAAAAAGCTGCCGACCATCCGCTGTACTATTTAATACACGACAGCCCTAATGATGAGATGACAGCTTTTGCCTTTAAAGAGGCAATGATGACAAACCTTCTTTTGTGGGGGAATGCGTATGCACAGATTATCCGTAATAAACGCGGTGAGATTGTAAGCCTACACCCAATGCTCGCTTCACGGACTGCCGTTTCAAAAGACCAAAACAATGAGCGAATATATACTTACACCAATGATAAAGGCGAGATGTTTACCCTAAGAAAGGAACAGGTTTTTCATATCGGCGGTATCGGCTTTGATGGTGTAACGGGACTCTCTCCCATAAGCGTTGCCAGGGAGGCTATCGGTCTTGCCAAGGCTACCGAGGTTTACGGCAACAAATTCTTTGCCAACGGCGCTCGGCCCGGCGGAGTGCTTGAACATCCGGGTACTCTAAAAGACCCAAGCAAAGTCAGGGAATCTTGGGAAACAGTTTACAAAGGCGCAAGCAACGCACATAAGATTGCGGTTTTGGAAGAAGGCATGAAGTATCATGAAATCGGTATGCCCCAAAAGGACGCACAGTTTTTGGAAACACGGCAATTTCAACTAAACGAAATTTGCAGGATATTCCGAGTACCGCCCCATTTGATTGGGGATTTGACCAGAAGTACATTTTCAAATATTGAGCATCAAAGTATAGATTATGTAGTGCATACCTTAAGACCGTGGCTTGTTCGCTGGGAGCAGGCCATTAATTTATGCCTTTTAAATGAGTATGAGCGTAAAGAATACTTTGCTAAATTCAATGTTGACGGGCTTTTGCGAGGCGACTTTACCGCAAGAATGCGCGGGTATGCAATCGGCAGGCAAAACGGATGGTATTCAGCAAACGACATCCGCGAACTTGAGGATTTGAACCCCATCCCCGATGACCAGGGCGGAGATTTATACCTTGTAAACGGAAATATGTTAAGTGCAAATGACGCAATGTTGACACAAAATGGAGGTGATTCGGACAATGCGTAAGTTTTGGAATTTTAGCAAATCGGAAGAGGACGGATACACCCTTCGTCTGGACGGTGAGATTGCCGCAGAAAGCTGGTGGGGTGATGAGGTAACCCCTAAAATGTTTATGGGTGAACTTGAAAAATGTGATGGGGATATAACAGTTTGGATTAACTCCCCCGGCGGTGACGTGGTGGCAGGAAGTCAGATATATACAGCTCTCAAGGAACATAAAGGACAGGTTACCGTTAAGGTTGACGGCATTGCCGCCAGTGCGGCATCGGTCATTGCAATGGCGGGTGATTTTGTATATATGTCCCCTACAAGCATTTTAATGATACACGACCCCATGACAATTGCGATGGGTGATGAGGGCGCAATGGAGCAGGCAATCGCCATTTTAAAGGAATGTAAAGAGAGCATTATTAACGCCTACTGCCTTAAAACAGGCATTTCACGGGGGAAAATATCTCGGCTGATGTCGGACGAAACATGGATGAACGCAAAAAAGGCAGTGGAGCTGGGCTTTGCGGATAAAGTTTTATACACCGAAAAAGAGCCCGAAACAGAAGATGTTTTGGATTCATATATCTTTGGGCGCAGAGTGGTGTTTAATTCTTTGCTTGAAAAGCTGCCGAAAGATGAGCAGTTGTCTTCGGAGCAAGAGCCCCTAACAACTGAAGATATGCAGCCCGAACCAAGCGCAACATACCTAAACGAGATAGAAAGTCTTAAAACAGCATTTGATATTATTTAGCGCACAATTGTGTAGAGGAGGATTAAATTTTATGAACAAAAAACTACTTGCCATGATGGGCAAACGAAACGAACTGAAAAATCAGGCACAGCAGCTGCTTGATGCGGCAGGCAAAGAGGATAGGCCGCTGAGTGATGAGGAAAAGGAAATCCTGGCGGGACTGAAAGCCAAAATCGCAAACTGGGATGATACCATTTCCGAGATGGCAGAACTTTTGGAGGATTCTGCTCCCGTAGATATCCCCGTTAACAAAGGCGATGCTCCCACAGGTGGTAAACTAAATAAGTTTACTAACTTCGGTGAACAGTTAAAGGCAGTATACAACGCTGCACAGCCAAACCGTCCCGTCCTTGATGACAGGCTGTTAAATGCCGCAAGCGGCGCAAGCGAGAGCGTGCCCTCGGATGGTGGATTCTTGGTACAGACGGATTTTGCAAGTGAATTGTTAAAGCACGCTTTTGATACGGGTGTGCTTGCCCCCAAGTGCAAAAAGATACCCATTTCAACAGGGGCAAACGGTCTTAAAATTAATGCTTTAGACGATTCTTCCCGTGCCAACGGTGCAAGATGGGGCGGTATTCAGACCTATTGGGAGAATGAGGCGGATGAACTTATTTCATCAAAACCGAAGTTTAGAACAATGGACTTATCCCTTAAAAAACTGACCGGACTTTGCTATGCTACCGATGAACTACTGCAGGACGCATCGGCGCTGCAAAGCGTCATCACACAGGGGTTTGCCGAGGAATTTGGATTTAAAATTGACGATGCCATACTTACAGGCAGCGGTGCAGGTCAGCCCCTTGGCATACTAAATTCAAATGCACTGGTAACCGTTACAAAAGAAACTGACCAAAATGCAAAAATTAAGGTGGAAAACTTAATTAAAATGTGGTCAAGATGTTGGGGACGGAGCAGAACAAATGCAGTGTGGTATATCAATCAGGAACTTGAGCCATATTTATACACGCTAACCGTGGGCGACACCCCCGTATATATCCCCGCAGGCGGGTTATCTGAAAAACCCTACGGCACATTGTTTGGCAGACCCGTTGTTCCCATTGAGCAGTGCTCCGCGGCAGGAAGTGTCGGCGATATTATCTTGGGCGATATGTCACAATATCTACTCATTGACAAGGGCGGCATTAATGCCGCAAGCTCCATTCATGTACGGTTTTTGTATGACGAGAGCGTTTTTCGTTTTATCTACCGTGTGGACGGGCAACCCATTTGGAATAAACCCATAACGCCCTACAAAGGTACAAACAGCACCCTTTCACCCTTTGTAACCTTAGGGGCAAGATAAGGAGGATTTTATATGCGTATAGATACTTTAGGGAAAATTACACCCATCTCCGTGCCGGGGGCAATCTTCGGCGCGGCAATCACGGGAGCGTTCGTGGAACTTACAAATTACCAGCAGGTAACCTTTGTCGTGGCAAGCGGCGAGGGCGATACGGGAGATACCACCATTACGGTGGAAGGAAAGGCAGGTGCAAGCGGTACTGCGGAGGCAATCCCGTTTATGTATGCTGTTACCGGCGATACAGAGTTAACCGAAAAAACTGCGGCAGGCACAACCTTTACCATCGGCGGAGCGTCAGGCAAGAGCAAATATGCAATTATTAGTGTAACAGACACCATGCTTGCAAAGGCGGGATATGACAGGGTATGCGTTAAAACCGCAAAGGTGACGTCCTCCACCGTACCCGGTGCCATTTATGCGGTGCAGACAAAGCCGAGGTATTTGGAATGATAACCCTTGCAGAGGCAAAAGAGTTTTTGCGGATTGACCACACTGAGGAGGATGGGTATGTAAACATACTCATCCTGCTCTCACGAGAAATGGCTGAAAACTATCTGCGCCACAGTTTACCGGAAATATTGCCCGAGAGCATAAAACAGGCAATGCTGATTGTTATTGCGCATTTTTATGAAAAGCGGGACGGCGAGCCTGTCCCCGATGTGGTATTTCGGCTTTTGGACTTTTATCGTAAGGAGGCATTTTAATGGACTTTTCAAAACTACGGCACAGAATTATTTTTCTGCAACCGACAGATATCCTAACGAACAGTATGGGTGAAACAGTTCCGCGCTACAAGCCGTTTAAACCCTATCTGCCTTTGCCCCTGCAGACGGAAGGTGAAAAGGTATATTTAACCCGTGATGCAGATGGAAATGCAATCCTTGTATATGCTGATGGAAGACCCTATGCTCACAAACTTGCCCTAAAAGAATACTCCGTTGCCGCCTTTGTATCCCCTGTTAAAAGCAGGGAAATGGGGGTTGATGTTACCTACAAAATATCCACGCGGTTTTTCAGGAAGATAGACCCTGAGATGCGGATTTTGTATGATAATAAAGAATTTGAAATCCTATCCGTTGTTGACATAGACGAGCGCCACGAGGAACTGCAAATTATAGCAGCAGAGGTGGATTTAAATACTCTGCAAAATTATATTAGCGGTGATGATTATGAGTAACGATGATGTATTCGGCTTTGACGAGCTGAAAAAAGCATTTGACAAAATGGAGCAGAAGTTTCCCGACAAAACGGATGCCATGCTGATGGCGCTTGCCAAAACAGCATCGACAAGAACAAGAGCAAAAACACCCATAGGCAAAACAAAAAAGTTAAGGGGCAGTTGGCGGGTTAAAAAGCCGAAGAAGTATGGGAATACTCGTGTTGTGCGGTGGCAGTCAACTGCGCGCCATGCTCATTTGGTGGAGCAGGGGCATGAGATTGTCCGGGGCGGCAGTACCCGCCGTAAGGGCAAAAAGCTTAATACTTTTCAGCGTGCCGTGCGAGGCATAGAGTCCAAAGGACGGGTAGAGGGCAAGAAAATGATAGAAAGCACGGTCAAGGAAATGGAGAGCGCTTTTGAAAAATCTGCCCAAAAGCTGCTTGATGAACTGACAAAGGATGTGGAAGTATGATTACACTTTCGGATATACAAACGGCGATTGCCGCAAAGCTTACCAAATACGGACACACCGTTGTAGCAAATGAAGTGTCGCAGGGCTATACAAAACCTGCATTTTTTATAGATGTGCTGCCTGTGTCGGTATCAAAGCAAAATAAAAACTATGAAACGGTAACGGTGGGGATAGAACTTACTTACCATTCTGAAATTGAAACCAGAGAAGAAATGCTTGCTATGTCCGAGCGGCTCAAAGATATTTTCTTTTATGACAGTATTCCCGTAAAAGACAGGTTCCTGTCCGCTGACGAAATTACATTTGATACCGATAAAATCACTTTAACAGCATATTTTGAAATCAGTTTTATGCAGGAAACGGGTACAAAAGAAACGGAGTATCCAAAAATGAAACAACTAAATGTGGAGGTGAAAAGCAGTTATGGGACTTCCTAAGATACTGATTCAGTTTCAAACATTGGCAGAAACTTTGGTGTCAAGAAGTGAAAGGGGAATTGTTGCCGTTATCTTAAAGGATAACACCTCAACCTTTGATACCAAAACCTATACAAGCGAAAGCGAGGTTACAAAAAGCCATTATACGGCAACCAATCTTGCATTTTTATCGCAGATTTTCCTTGGCAGCCCGTCAGCCGTTATTGTGGAACGAATTGCAAATGACGGAGATATAAACACCGCTCTTACACGGCTTAAAAACAAAAAGTGGAGCTGGCTTACTATTCCGTCACTTCAAAGCGGCGAGACGGGTGCTGTTGCCGACTGGATTAAGGAGCAGCGGAAAGATTATCATAAAACCTTTAAAGCGGTCCTTGCCGATACGGCGGCGGACAGTGACGGGATTGTAAACTTTGCAACAGGCGGAATCAAGGTCGGCTCAAAGACCTATACCGCGGCGGAATACTGTCCTCGAATTGCGGGGGTGTTGGCAGGATTGCCGCTAAACCGCAGCGCCACATATTATGCCCTTCCCGAAGTAGAGGCAATTACCGAAAGTGAAAACCCAAACACCGATATTGACACGGGCAAACTGCTCCTAATAAATGACGGCACAAAGATAAAGATTGCACGGGGTGTCAATTCCCTCACTACCCTAACAGACAGCTTTGGCGAGGACTTTAAGAAGATAAAAATTGTAGAGGCGGCGGATATGCTCCGTGACGATATTCGTTCTACCTTTGAAGATGACTTTATCGGCAAAGTGGAAAACAGCTACGATAACAAGATTATCTTCCTTGCGGCGGTGAACAAATATTTAAAAGACCTTGCGGATTTGGGGGTTCTTTACGATAAATTTGAAAACAAAGCGGAGATTGACATTAAGGCAACTGCCGCATGGCTTAAGCTGACACGTGATATTTCCTCTTGGGACGAGGAAAAGATTAAAACGGCGAATACGGGAACCAATGTATTTGTTAAGGCGAATATTCAAATTCAGGACGCTGTGGAAGATTTGAAATTTACAATATATATGAATTAAGGCGGTGAGATAAATGGCACAAAAACCTACTGCCCCTCGTGTGATGAACGGCAAATGGGGCATGATTTATTGGGACGGTGAGCCCATATTCGAAGTTTCAAAGTTTGAGGCAAAGCTAAAGCTTGAGCGTGAAGATTTGGACTTTGCCATGCAGATGGCAAGCGATTCTAAGATGACAGGGTATTCGGGAGAGTTTTCCTTTACCATTAAGAAAATCTTCTCCCGCGGGCAGATAAAGTTTGCAAACGCGATAAAACAGGGCAGGGATATTCGTTGTCAGTTAATAGGAAAACTTTCTGATCCCGATGCCTATGGCAGTGAGCGACTTGTCTTAAATAACTGCTGGTTTTCTGATTTGGTGCTGATGAGTTTTGAAAGCTCCAAAACCTTGGAAGAGGAATTCAGCGGCGGGTTTACCGATTTTGATTTTCCGGATTTAGTGAAGGTGAGGTAGAAAGACATGGACAAACATACTAAAATAACCCTTGATGAACTTTTGCGCAGAAAAGAGCAAAAGCTGGAATCAAAAAAACAAAAGAAAGCAGGCTCTCTTTATGTAAAATCCCTTGACGGCATCATTACCATTGAAAGTCCCACATCCGCTCTTGCCCGTGATGCGCAGGACATGGATAACGGGGACGCATATATGGTGTACTCCTGCGTTACAGAACCGAACTTAAAATCAAAAGAGCTGCAGGATGCCTATGAATGCGTTGAGCCTTTGGAGATAGTAGAAAAGGTATTTGATGTGGGGGAAATTCCGCAGATTGCGGTGGAATGCCTAAAGCTTGCAGGATATGTGGACGGTGTTAAGGCGGTTGACGAGATAAAAAACTAATAAAAAGTGACGGGGAACTTGCCATGCTCTGTCACTTTTTAAACAGAGGAATTACACCGGATAATATCATAAATCTATCACTCTCGGAGAAAATGTTCTATAAATCCGCTTATGAGATTTTTATCGAGGAAGAACATGAGAAATTTAAAGCATTGGCAGGTGAGCGTTAATGGCTAAGAAAAATATAGGGGCTACCCTTTCAATTAAAGACGGTGGCTTTATTGCGAGCATTAAAAATGCCGTAAAGGGCACGGACAATCTTAAAAACTCTACCGTTAACGCCACAGGCTCTCTTAAGAAAATGGGCGCCCAATCCAAATCACTCGGCGGTGAACTTTCCTCTCTTGCCAAAAAAGCAGCGGGAGTTGTGACCGCTTATCTTGGTTTTCGGCAGGCGATTGCCTTTGGCAAAGAGGCGCTGGAACTTGCAAAAGAGCAAACCCGTGTCTATACACAGCTTGATGTCACCCTTTCAAGCATGGGTTATGGTGATGGCGCATCGCAAAATATAAAGGACTATGCTGCTGAACTTTCCAAATCCACAATTTACAGCAGTACCGCCATAACAAGCGCCGCTGCCGAGGCGGCTACTTTTTTCACCGATGAAACGGCTGTTAAAAGCATTATGAAAACGGTAACCGACTATGCGGCGGGTATGTCGGGCGGAGTGGAGCTTACCACCATGCAATTAACAGACTACATGACAGCCCTTGCCAAAATGACAACGGGAGCCTATGACTCTATGACCAAAAAGGGATTTGAAGTAACCGATGCGCAAAAGAAAATCCTTGAAAACGGCACCGATATGGCAAAGGTCGCTGTTATCAACGACATTATTGCCGAAAGCTGGGAGGGCATGGCGGCGGCATTTGCGGAAACGGATGAAGGTAAGTTTGTGCGGCTTAAAAATACGCTGACCGATATGAAACAGGAACTGGGAGAGAAAATGCTACCGCTACTCGGTAGATTCGCGGGCTGGGCGAATACTAAAATACCCGCTATAAGAAAGATGGTTGTTTCAGCCATAGATAAAATTCAGATTTCTATTGATTGGTTTAAAAAGAACGCCCTTGAACCTACAAAAAAGGTGTTCACCACAGTTTGGGAATACGGCGTATCGGCATTTAACAATATCCGCTCTGCGGTAGAACGCAATATGCCAAAGTTTAAAACACTAAAAACCGTACTCCTTGACGTGAAAGAGTTTTTATACAGTGCCTTTGAAAAATCAAAGCCCACCCTTATTTGGTTAAAAGATGTGGGACTGCCATTAGTGGTTGATGCGGTGGGTTCTGTTATCCAAAAGGCAACCGAACTGTATAACTACATCAAAGATAACTGGGAGCAAATAGGACCCATTGTTTGGGGAATTACAAATGCGGTGCTTGCATACAAAGCGGCGCTGATTATAACCAACACATGGACAAAGATTGTAGCAACGACAACTGCCATTTGGACGGGTGCGGTCAATCTTTGGAAGGCGGCAAAGTCGGGGGCGCTCGGTGTTGAAATTGCATATTCCATTTGGCGCACTAAAGATATTATTGAGACGGGAATTTTAATTGCACTGTATGCCAAAGATGCGATTGTGAAAGGCGTTCACTCCGCCGCTACATGGGTGCAGGTAGCCGCAACAGGTGCGCTGACCGCAGGGCAGTGGCTGCTAAATGCCGCATTTTACGCAAGCCCCATCGGCTGGATTGTACTTGGGATTGGGCTGATTGTCGGGGCATTTATCTTGCTATGGAATAAGTGCGAACCATTTCGCAATTTCTTCTTGGGGATGTGGGATGCATTTAAAGCAAAGATTGATGCTTTCGGCGGCGGGTTTAAGGGTTTTGTAAACTTGATTATAAGCGGGATGAATGGTCTCATTAGCAAATTCATCGGCGGGATTAACGGTATGATTGATGGAGTAAATTCCATCAGCGGAAAGATTGGTATTCCCGCCATTCCGCATATTCCAATACCTCAAATCCCCATGCTTGCCCAGGGCGGTATTGTTAGACGCGCGGGTTCTGTTATCGTAGGTGAAAAAGGACCTGAACTGTTAAGTTTAAATGCAGGAGCAAAGGTTACCCCGCTTGATAGGACTGCGAATAAGACGGAAAACAACATCACTATCAATGTATATGCAGACGGGAAATCAGCAGAGGAGATTGTGGACGAGGTTGTGCCGAAACTAAAATTGGCGCTTGCTAATCTGTAACGGGAGGTAATTGTGTGGACATATATTTAAGTGTAAATAACAGGGAGCAGGTTTTATGCCTGCCCGTTCTACCTGCAGAATTTACAATAACCAAACCGCAAAATAACGAGGTTTTTGAAACTGTATCGCTGGGCGAATTAAAGTTAATCGGCAAGCCGGGATTAAAAGGTATTGTTATAGAGAGCTTTTTCCCCGTGCGTGATTATCCTTTCCTAAAAGACAGGTCATACAAAGGTTTTGAGTATGTATATATCATTGACAAATGGATTGAGGCAAAGTATCCCATCAGGCTGATTATCACCGAAACGCCTATTAATATGGTGTGCTGTGTGGATGATTTTGAGTATTCGGTAAAAAAAGACGGAGACTTATATTATACCCTAACTTTATCTGAATTTAGGCTGGTGAACACTGTATGAAACTATTTGCTGACGGGGTTGATATAACCCCTGCCGTTGGAAATTTATCATGGCAAAATACCATAGATGAACTTGCCACCACCATGAGTTTTGATATGGCAAAAAGTGATGCAAAGCATACAAATATATATTTGCCCAAAGAGGGCAGTATTATTCGGCTTTATACCAATACGGAAATATTCAGGGGCATTGTGCTGTCCGTTGATGACGGGGACGAAAATGTTAACGAATACACAGTGTGCGACTTTGGCTGGTATCTTAACAAGTCCAAAGAAACATACCAGTTTAACGCCATGCCTGCATACAAGGCAATCCGCAAGGTGTGCAGTGATTTTAACATTGAGATTGACAGCATTCCTGACCTTACAAAAAAGATTACAAAGATATATTTTGATAAAACGATATCGGATATATTAAAAGACATTCTTGGACTCTGCGGTGGCGGGTATAACCTTGACGTTACCCCAAAAGGACTTAGAATATATGCGGTAGGTAGTATTTATGCTTATCCTGAATTTCGTCTATCACCAAATACGCACCTGATTTACTCACCATCGCTCCGGGGGAATGTATCTCATTCGGTTTCCATTGAGGATATGAAAAACAGCGTCAAGGTTATTACTGAAAAGGATGGGAACTATTCAGTGCGGGCAACTTTAAAGGATGATGAAAACATATCAAAATATGGACTGCTTCAGGAAGTTGTAAAAATTGACCCTGAAAAGGAAAATGCAAATACCGTGGCAAATAAGAAACTTTCAGAACTTTCAAAACCCAAGGAAAACCACTCATTTGAAATCATAGAAGCGGTGGACAGCTATACACGAGCGGGATATATGCTGGGAGTTGATGGGGTGAATTATATTATTGAGGGCAGTAACCATAGTATAAAAAGCGGTATACATTATGCTAAACTCGATTTGCAAAAAATTGGATAGTTTATCGATAGACATTTAGAATATTTTGTGATATATTGTTATAGTAAGTAATATAAAGCAGAAATTATAGTGATACAGATTAGCCACGCAAAATTTACAAGGACTATTTAGAGGCGAAATGTATGGTTTTCGCTCTTAACTAAAATAAAAAGGAGATAGCACACTATGGAGAGAGGGAATGTATTAGTTGTAGGTAATTCAGGCGTCGGCAAATCAACTTTAGTTAATGCTGTTTTGGGCGAAGAAAAAGCAAAAGTAGGATGGGGAACAGAAGGAACAACGGATAAACTAACTATATACGAAAGTGAAAGCCTTCCTTTTCGCATAATAGATACAGTTGGATTTGAACCTACCTTTATTAAAAAGTCCAATGCCATTAATGCGGTTAAAAAATGGTCAAAGAACAGTGCAAAGGAAGGACATGAAGACAGCCAAATTAATGTTATTTGGTTTTGTGTGGAAGGAACTTCTCGCAAATTATTCCCTAACGTTATCAAAGACCTTTCAAAAGCCACTTCAATGTGGAAATCAGTTCCGGTAATCGTTGTAATAACCAAATCTTATTCCGTTCCCGAAAGGGAAGACAATATTGCAATGGTTAATAATGCGTTTGCCAAGCAAAAATATTATTCGAAAAACTTGCATAAGGTTATTCCTGTTGTTGCATCTACATTTGTTTTAAATGATAGTGCTTATGCAGGACCCGAGGGAATTACTGAACTCATAGATGCGACAAATGAATTGATGCCGGAAGGAATGGAAGCTGCGAAACTTGACATTTCTACATTTAAACTTAACAGAAAACGAGCCTTAGCTCACGGTGTAACAGGAGTGGCAACCACGGCAGGGGTAGTGGTTGGAGCCGTTCCAGTGCCATTCCCTGATGCTTTAATCCTTGCACCGGTAGAAATAGCCGTGGTTAATGCTATTGCTAAAATATATGGAATTAAAAACAATGAGGACACAAAGAGGTTTCTCAATTCTATTGTTGAAGTTGGAACTGTTAGCATGGTAGCAAAATCTGCAATAAATGCCCTAAAAGCTATTCCGGGAGTAAATTTAGGTGCAAGCATTTTGAATGCAATTATTGCCGGAAGTATTGTGGCGGCTATTGGCGAAGGTTCAATATATGCATTTGAGCAAGTGCATTTAGGCAAAAAAAGCATTAAGGATATTGACTGGGTTACAAATGTAATAGAATCAAGATTATCCTTGCAATTTATAGAAAAAGTAAAAATGGCTATGAGTACAATTACTGAAAATACAGACAAAAAATCCATATCAAATATTATCATGGATATATTTAAGAGTTTTTCTAAGGATCCCGATAGTGAAAATACATAAAAGTTATCTTTCTTGCGGAGTGTAAGTTTAATCCATAGCTATAACACAAATAAAATTTTAGTGCGGAGTTGAGAAGCAAAATGGCAAAAAGCAAATGGGTATCATTTTTCCTATGTCTGTTTTTTGGTGTATTAGGAATACATAAGTTTTATGAAGGCAGGGTACTATTAGGGATAGTATATCTTTGCACGGGCGGTATTTTTGGAATAGGTGTAATTGTTGATTTGGTTATCCTGCTTTTTAAGCCTAATCCATATTACCCATAAAGGCAATGCAAAAATAGGGGCAACACAAAAAAGACGATTACTTAGGTTCTCGTCTTTTTTCACGCCCATTTTCGGAGGTGATTGATATAAACGGTATAACAGAACTTGCAAAAATGCTGAAAAAGCGAGAGAATTCAGATGGCTATTCACCTGTTATCGGAACAATAATTGAACTACCCAATATAAAAATACGGCTTGGGGATAAGGTGATTTTAACCTCCGCTCATATAAAAAGCTGTATTGATTTAATGAAGACTAATGAGGATGGGCAATATATTAATCTCGGCAAGGAAGTTGTTTTATTACCTTATGCCGACAGCCAAAAATTTATAGTAATCGGGGTGGTGATGTGATGTTTCCCAAAGTAGAAGAAAATATAATAATTGAATACGGTAACAATTCAGAGCGGACATCACGCTCCTTTTTATTTGACTTTTCTAATGGTGATTTTGTTGTTAAAGACGGAAAGTTGGTTGAAACAGATGATATAACCATGTGGATTGAAAAAATCCTACGCACTGAAAAAGGACGGTTTAAAATTTATTCGGATACAGATTACGGCTGCCATTTGGAAGATTTAATCATCGGAAGCAACTACCCCATATCTTTTGTGGAATCGGAACTGAAACGGGAAATTGAAGATGCTCTTTTGCAAAACCCAAATATAAAGGCAATTTCAAACTTTGCTCTGCTGCGTACCAAAAGCGGAATTACAGTCAGTTTGGAGGTAGAAACAAATGACACAGGAAGAAATACTGTCACGGTTACTCTCTAATATATCCTCGGAGTTCGACAAATCGGTCGGCTCTTTTTTTTATGACACGCAAAAGCCGCTGGCAATGGAACTGGAAGGGATTTATACAAAGTTATCCGAAATCTTATTAAACGGTTTTGCCGCAACTGCAAAAGGTGAATCCCTTGACAAAAAGGTAGCCGAGCAAGGATTAACCCGAAAAGCTGCTACCTATGCAAGCGGCACTGTTACCGTTTTGGGTAATGTGGGTGCCGTAATATCAAGCGGTGATAAAGTGACATCGGATACCCTTGTTTTTACGGTAACACAAACAAAATATATTGAAAGCACGGGAAATGTGACTGTCAATATTGTTTGCGACACACCCGGCAAAGCCGGTAATGTGCCAATCGGCGCAATAAATAGGTTCCCCGTTACAATCAGCGGATTAATATCGGTTACAAATACCTCTTCTACAAGCGGAGGATTTGACGAGGAACGTGATGATGAACTGCGTGAGCGATATTTTGAAAAGGTATCCCTTCCCTCTACCAGCGGCAGTAAATACCACTATGTCATGTGGGCAAAAGAAGTCAGCGGCGTGGGTGATGCAAAATGCCTGCCCCTTTGGAACGGCAACGGTACGGTAAAAGTCATTATCATAAACTCCGACAAGCAAACTGCAAGCGAAGATTTAATTTCAGAGGTTGCAGCGCACATAGAGGAAAGCAGACCGATCGGTGCGGCGATTACAGTGGAAAGCGCAGTGCCTTTGACCATCAACATATCGGTTTCCCTAACCCTGGCAAACGGCGTAACAACAGAAACCGCAACGGAAAAGATAACCGAGGCTGCTTCTTCATATTTAAAGAAAAACACCTTTGCGGGAACATACATTTCCTATGCTCAAATCGGCGGTTGTATTTTAAGTGTGGAAGAAGTGCTTGATTACAGCAATTTAAAGGTAAACGGCGCTACCTCAAATATATCGGTGCCTGAAACATCAGTGCCTGTGTTGGGGGTGATTACCGTTGCGTAAATATCTGCCGTCATACTATGCAAAATCCAAGGTAATGAGTAACTTGTTTGATTCTTTGGAGTCAGAGTATGAGAGGTTAAAACAAGAAGTACAGCTTACGGAAAATCAGTTTTTTGTATTGCTGACCGATAAAGACATATCAAAGCATGAGGCTGATGTTGGTTTATCCCCTGATAATGTGGCTGACATCGAAACCAGACGGGGCAGGGTTTTATCCCGGCTGCGCGGCACGGGCACTGTCACCAAGTCAATGGTTAAAAATGTAGCGGCATCTTTTGTAAACGGCGAAATTGAAATAGTCGAACACGCAGGGGATTACCTGTTTGAAGTAAAGTTTATGAGCAAGCGGGGTGTGCCGTACAATCTTGCCGACATACAAAAGGTGATTGAAGATATTAAGCCCGCCCATTTGGCGGTGGAATACATCTTCACTTACCGTCTGTGGCAGGATGTTTTGGACACTCTGTCTGTTTGGAGCGAGGTAAAAACATACTCATGGGAAAACCTTTTAACCTTTGAAGTGAAAAACAATCTTAGAATAATTGATGACATTCCATATTACTGCGGTGACGGTGGAAACGGCATCGTCATCTGGAACGAAAACAGAGCATATGCGAGGGAGGTAGTGTAAATGGCAGAAATACAACCAAGTGATATAGGTCTTGCGACATTTAACGATGTGGGCGATGTGGCAAACCTGCAGACCAATGCAAAGGAAATTGTATCTGCAATCAATGAAGTATTGGCATGCGGTGGGAGCAGTTCGGCAAGCGAGCAGATTTTTATGGAGGGCGAGGACAACACCGTAATCGGCGGTGACAATATCATATTGGGTAACGGGAACAAGATTATCGGCACGAAAAACATCATTGTTGGCGATAACCATCTTGTCATCGGCTCAAATAAAACAATATGGGCGGATATGGATGATGTATACCTTGAATCGGTGGATGTATCTTTAAAGAGAATATATTTTTACATCTATTCGGGAGATAATGTTAGTTTTAATGTTAAAGTGGGAGACAGGGTTGTTGTAAATATATATCAATCATGGTGCGATAGTGATTGGTATAATTGTGTTAGCTTTGAAACGGGGAAATACCTCACAACCATTACAGAGGTAAATATGACAAATGGATACATTGCTTTAGCTGATATGGCGTTATCCAGTGACCCTCCCGACAATGTGCATACGATTTTGGATTATATAAGTGTTTCAAACTTTTATGTGCTGAGCGAGGAATACAAGAAAAACGGTAACGGCTCGGTCACCATGGGCAGAAGTTCAAGCGGAACGAACAGTTTTACTGCAAACTACGGCAATGCGTCAGGCTCATCAGGTGCGGCGGTAAACAGCGGAAATGCACAGGGCTCCAGTTCATTTGCCTGCAACGGCTCGTCAGCGGTAAGCCAGAGTTGTTTTGCCGCAAACTCGGCATCGGCACATCAATCTTACTCCTCTGCGTTTAACAACAGCAATTGTTATGGGTACTACGCTGCCGCTTTTAACTATGCCCGAACAGCGGGCAGGGCGATAAAATGCATAGCAATGTCCAGCACCGCAAAAACACTGACTGCCGCAGTTGGTGAAAATCTTTCTGGGCTTGCCGGAAACAAGGTGCTGGTTCGATATAGAAATAACGGAAATACAATCATACACACCGTGGCGGATGTAGTAAGTGTATCGGGGCAGACGATTTATCTGTCAAGCAGTGCAAGCCTCGGCTGGGGCGGTTATGGTGAGGCTCTGATTAGCGATGGATATGTTTTTAGGATTGAACAAGCCAACGGATACAACCTTGCCAGCGGATATGGCATGGCAGGAGGCTCATACACACAAGCACACGGGCTATACACAATTGCTGCCCATGCCGGTGCAACAGTATATGGCAGATACGGTGCAAGTCCGGGGGAGTATTCATGGAGCCTTGCCAACGGTACTTCACTTGCTGCCCAAGGCTTGGCAATAAAAATGCTACAAAACGGGGATATCCACACAGACGGAACACTGTCCTCACCCTGCGCCGATTATGCAGAGTTCTTTGAATGGCAGGACGGCAATCCGGACGGTGAGGACAGGGCGGGATATTTTGTGAAACTGATTGAGGATAAGATTGTAAAGACTGATGATTTTGATAACCCTATCGGTATTATCTCGGCAATGCCTGCCATCATAGGCGACAGCGGTGAAATGCACTGGCAGGGAAAGTTTGTGACGGATGACTTCGGCAGGGTACAGTATCACGATGTGGTTATCCCCGAGGAAAAAGACGCCGAGGGAAATACTATCACCCAGGAACATACCGAGCGTCAGCCCATTTTAAATCCTGATTGGGACAGCGCGCAGGAATATGTTCCAAGGCAAAATCGCCCCGAATGGGCAACGGTGGGTGTTCTTGGAAAACTGATTGTCTACGATGACGGCACCTTAAAATCAGGGGATTTGTGCAGATGCGGCGAGGGCGGCATTGCAGTAAAGTCAGTTAATAATGGGTACCCTGTGCTAAAACGGATAGCAGAGGATAAAGTTTTGATTTGGTTTAGGGGGTAGGAAATATGCCGAAAACAACAACAAATTATGGATTTAAAAAACCGCTGTATAACGAGAACGCTGATGTTGCGGTGCTGAATGAAAACTTTGATACTTTAGATGAACTATTGACCCCTACCATATCAGCAAATACTGCTCCGTCATCAGTTTCAAAGGGTAAAATTGCAATTGTGCTCGGTTGGCTTGCCAATCGTATCAAGGCAATCACGGGTAAAGCCAGCTGGTACACTGACCCGTCAGTTACTTTGGAGGATTGTAAAAATCATATCCAAAGCGGCAGTCATGCTAACGCAACGGTGGCATCAAGCGGCTTTATGAGCGCCGGGGACAAGCAAAAGCTGGACTATGCCACAAATGATTATACGGCAGGACGGCTTGTTCTACGGGATAGCTATGGTAGGGCGAAAATTCAAAGTCCCTCTGAATCCTACGATATTGCAAATAAAAGCTATGTGGATACTAATTTTGTTGGCAAGAATACTGCAACTACCATGAACGCCATGCTTACAGCGCAGAGCAACACAGCCTATTCCACAAAACAGGTACGAAATATCGTTATTTGGACTTCGGGTTCTACCCCTCCCGCTACTTCAAATGGTGATGTTTTGCTGAGGGTGTTTTAATTATGAGCAGAACAATATCATTTGGGTACGATTATCCCTACTGCGGATATAGAGAAAATGCGAAATACGGCAACAAGTGGTCGGAAAACAGAATTACGCTAAATGGGTGTTACACCTATCCCATGGTTTTTAACAATGTCGTTCCCGGTGTAAAGCATATCAAAGTGGAGGTTGATGTTGAAAATACAGGTTCGGGGACAGTGTTTAACCGCTCGTGGGATTTTAAGGTCTATCGCCAAAGCGGCGGCTGGACAAATATATTAAGTTTTACTATGCCGAGTGACGGACTATATACCATAGACACAGATGTTCCAAACTACAACATTACCCAGTTTTCAGTAGTGCCCTCCTCAAACCCCGGCAGCAGCAGGGCGTGGGAGAGTTGGTTTGGCGTTGAACAGCTGACCATTAGCGAAAGCGTAACAACCTCAGACCTTGCATCAGGGGAATTTCAATACGGTATTTTCCCAAACAGATACGGTATCGAACAAGCTTTAAACGAGGTGTTTGTCAACATAGGCGGCACGCTGACAAAGGTCAAGGAGATCTTTGCCAATGTGGACGGCGCTCTTGTATCGCTGCCAAAAGTGTATTCGGGGTACTTTACATCAACATCCGAGCAGATGAAACTGTTTGAATTTACTCCAAGTGAAACAGCAATGTATCGCATAAAGCAAAAACATATCAGCGGTGACCATGAAATTCGGCTGTATGACAGCGGTTTCAACCAAATGTCAAGCGGTTACTTTTATTCTCAGGCTTTCGCACTAAACAGCGGGAGCCTTTATTATATATCGCTTACACACTATTACAACAATACTAACGCGGGTGAAAGCTACTTGCAGATTTATAACTCGTGAGGGATTTCCCTCACTTCGTTGAAATGCAAAGAGGAAACTCAAAATTCCTACAGTCGCAATTTTGAGTTTTGAACAAAGCATTATAAGGAGGGATGATTTGATGGATAAACTAAAATATTTATACGGAGGCATTGCAAGTTTTACGGCATATGTTTTCGGTGGAATGGACAGTCTGATGGCTGTCCTTTTGATTTTAATCGCAATTGATTTTATCAGCGGGTTTATTAAGGCATGGGCAAACAAGGAGTTTACCTCAAGCAAGTTTTACATTGGCGGTGTAAAAAAGTTAGGCATCTTACTGATTGTGGCGCTTGCCACGCAGCTTGACACACTTATGGTTGGAGAAACGGTGATTTTCAGAGTAGCATCAATTACTTACTATATTGCAAACGAGGGATTTTCAATTCTCGAAAACTGGGGTGCTTTGGGTTTGCCTTTACCAAAGGCACTAAAGGATGCTCTTGCCAAACTGAAGGAGGATAGCAATGACAATCAATAAAAAGCAAATTGCATATAACAAAACCAAACGAAATCAAAAACCGCAGTATATTGTAATCCATGATACAGGAAATAAAAACAAGGGCGCTGATGCCGAGGCGCATTTTAGGTATTTTAACGGTGGGGATAGACAGTCCTCCGCCGACTTCTTTGTTGACGATA